ATACGATGCATACCTCAAGGAAGCATCTGCACTGACTGGCTCTGGTGCCGGCATCGGTGGTCGCACTGCGTATGACCCCGTGTTCCACCGCCTGCGTCTTGCTAACCCTCTGCGTGGCACTTCCCGCAATGTTTCCACCGATGGCTCTACTTATCAGTTTCGTGCCAAAGTTGGTAACGCTGGCCCTGCCTGGGGATATGCAATCCAGAACAACGGTGCGGCTACGACTGAAAGCACCAGCATTTGGCAACTTAACCTCAAAGATTTGAACGTGCAATTTCCGATTCGTACGGCTGCACTCGACGACATCGATGGGTTAGAGTCAAATGTGGTTGACGATATGCTGGTTGAGTTTAGCCAAGCAGAAGGTCAGTCGATGATTATCAACAATGACCAAGCCGGTTCGACCACCACGGCAACGGGTGCTACTGACGGTTTGCGCGGTTTGGATTCCTACCCTGGTGCCAATGCCTCGTACACCGGTGGAACCATTTCTACGGCTGCTTTCGGGTCTTCTGGAACCGCTTCGTCTGACGGTATGCACTCCATTGCTACCTATGACCAGTTGACCACCAACGGTTTCGGTTCTGTCAACGAAGTTACTTTTGAAGACATCATCACCTTCTTGCATAGCCTCCCGCAACAATACTGGAGCAATGGCAATAAGTTCTTGGTTTCGCCTCTGATGCTGGCTGGTATTCGTGGTCTGAAAGATGACAACGGCACCCCGGTATTTGAGCGGATGTCTCCTCTGGTATACGAAGGCATTGTCGGCAAACTGCTTGGTTACGATGTGGTAGTCAACGCATACGTTGATAGCCCCATTGCCAAGGGTGCTTCTGCTGGCACGACTTCGCTCTACCCGATGTACTTCGGTGACTTCAGCCGTGGGCACACTATCGTTGACCGCCTGAATATGGTTCTTCGTCGTTATGACCAGACTCAGCCCGGCTTCATCACCTTCTACGGTGAGAAGCGGCTCTGCTCTAGCGTAGTAGACCCGTTCAGCATCATCCGTTATCGTTCTACCGCGACGGGTGCTTAATCAAGCGAGGGGGGCTTCGGCTCCCCTCTCTTTAACGAGAGGATGAGAAATGAGTGCAGAAAAAAAACTTCTTCAGGGCATCAAAGAGTCGCTAATCTCAGGTGAGAAAGTGACGATTGACCTTCGTGAGGCTTCGACCCTTACGGGTTCAGGTCTTGGTGTCGGCGGTCGCACTCAGTTCGATGAGGTCTTTGCTCGTTTGCGTTATGCCAACCCTTTCCGCATGGGGTCACGAAATATTAAAGTCCCGTCTTCTTCGGCGGTGGCTTTTGTTGCCAAAACTGGTAACGCTACAAACCAGACAAATCCTTGGGGCTACACTTTTACCCCCAACTCTGGAACACCTAACACCGACACCTCTTTCTGGGTATTGCCAACCCGTGTTTTGACTGCCCAATTGCCGGTTCGTATTGCCGCCCTCGACGATATCAATGGCTTAGAAACTGGCCTTCTTAATGACATGATGCTTGAGTTTGGTCAACAAGAAGGTGCTTCGATGGCAATCAATAATGACCAGTCAGGCTCCACAACCACCACAACTGGTGGCACAGAAGGTTTGCGTGGTCTGGATATGTACCTGTCTGGTGCTGCCTCTGCTTACGGCACTAGCGGCCCCAATATGACCAACGGCATCCATACAATTGCCACGGTGTCTTTGGGCGGGGTTGCTCCTACCTACAACAAGATAGTAGACATTGCCAATGCCCTGCCGCCGCAATATTGGGCGCTAGATTGCACTGCTTGGTTTATGAGTCCGGCAATGATTCAAACCCTTCGCCAATTGAAAGACACTGCCGGCCTGCCTCTGTTCTTAGAACTAGGTGAGCCGGGTGAGGGTGGTGCGGTTGGTTCAATTTTTGGTTGGCCCGTTATCCCTAACCCTTACCTGTCTGCTAATTTCCCAATCTATTTGGCTTGCTGGGAATTTTTCTTGACCATTGCAGATGTCGAAGAATTCACTTGCCAAATGATGGAGGAAACGGCTCCCGGGTTTGTGACCATGTACTGTGAGAAGCGTTTGGCTTCCAGTGTGCGTGACCCATTTGCTGGTGTTCGGGCTTCTGCCGCCTAAGAGGTAAGCCATGCCAGTTGAAAATATGACGCTTGCCCCGTTTTATGCGGGGAATCGCAATCCTTTTAACTACGCCAAAATTGAGCAAGTGTCTCGGGATTTGGCAACGGCATGGCTCACCCTTGACCAAATAACGCAGCAATTAAACCTGTTCCAAGATGAAAGCCAAGACCCATACTTAGAGTCAATCGAAATCGCCACTCGCATGGCGATAGAGGACTACCTTGGCATGGCTATTTTCCCGACTCAATGGCGAACCTACTATGCCAACCTTGGGGTGTATAACACTCAATGGTTTCTTGACTTGCCAGAAGTGTCTAATGGGGCCAATGGGGTCACCATCAACAAGATAGAGGTTTACACCACTTCCAACACTGTGCCGGTTCAATTGGCTTCCTCGGCTTACTCATATGACCCGACAGGCAACCGAGTCATTCTCAACGAGTTGCCCAACAATCTGAACCAAAACATCGTCAACCCGATTGTGGTGACCTACACCCAGAACGCCAGCCCCATTGCCCAATACCCAGTGGTGAAGCAGGCTGGTCTGATGCTGTTGACGCATATTTACAACAACCGTTCTAACTCCACCGATGTGAATCTCAAAGAGATTCCATTTGGTGTGGCGCAACTGCTGCGCCCGTACAAGCCTTTGGTAATGTGAGATGCCAATAGTCCGGTATGAAAACCTCACGGTCAATAACGTCACCAATGGGGTCAATACTGTTGGTGAGTACACCACTTCGATAACGCCGTGGTTTGAGACCCGTGGGTTGGTTCACGACATTGCTAATAGTTTGAGGATTTCTGAGCGGTACCGGGCATACACTGACTTGGTTAGCATCACCCTCAATTACACCCCTAACGTCAAGCAGATGGTGGACAACCAAGAGGCCTACTCAATCACTTGGCGCAATCGGGAATGGCGAATAACGGATGTTCGGGAATCTAACGACCGACAAAAAGCGACATTCACTTGCTTCCGCAATGACCCGGTGGTGCCGGTATGAGCGTTCAACAGAACCCAGTCACTTATGCCCAGGCTATCCAGGCACAGTTAACCTCTACCGTGGCACCTGTGCCTGTCTATGCTGTTTTCAACCGCAACTTTGCAACCCAACCGAAGTTCCTCACTTGGCAATTGAGGAATGTCCACCAGCCCGTTTATACGGGTCAGATTCAGAGCAATAAAGGGATAGACACCCCGATTTTTCAGGTTTCGGTATTTGCTCAGAGTATGCAAGATGCTTTCACAATCTCCAATACCATATTACAATCGCTCCATGGTTATTCTGGGCAGTTTGGCGGGGCTTCGGGAATATACGTTTCAAAAGTGGACATAGATTGGCTTTATAACACTTATGACAACGAACTCGGGCTGAACCAAATAATCCTCGACTGCACTTTGGATATCCCGACATAAGACACGATTGACCAACTCATTTTTGAAAGGAACGAAAAATGGCACTAATCAACAAAGTCATGCCGGGATACTCCGCAACATTGTGGATGCAGGATGACGTTACGCCTACCCCTCTGACTGATGCTCAACTTGCCACTTGGACTGGTCAAGTAGCCGACATTATTGGCACCGCTGCTGGCGGTACTGGTACTGCTGGTTATGTGGTGCCCGTCGAGGCAATTCCTGCCTTTGGTGCAGATGATGCCTTTGCCGCCTACTCAATTGCTGGTGCGCGAACCGGAGCAAAAATCACAACTCAGAACCAAGTTACTTCGCTGACTATCACGGCGGCTTGGAACCCTGCTGACCCTGCCCTGCTTCAGATTCGTGCTGACGGCTATGGTGGCACCAACATCCGTACCTACGTCATTGCGGTCTACGACGGTACGAATACCGTTGCCTATTCGTTCAACGCCCGTGTCGGTGGCCTCCAGTGGGATATGTCTCCGTCTGCGGAAGGCAAGTTTATTTTCACGCTACACCCAACCGGCGGCAATTCTTACGGCTGGACAACCAACCCCTAACCAAAGCCCCTTCGGGGGCTTTTTCATAAGATGACGACAATACATAACACCAATGACTTGCTCTCCTATATTGTTGGCCTAGCACAATCGGGTCAAAAAAATTGGTTTGGTTTCCCGCAGCAACGCATTGCGGGAATTCATCTTGCATACGAAATGGCAAAGATTCACGGGGACAAAATGACCCCAGAGGAAATTGTCGATTACGTTGTGCGTTTGAATAACACCATCTTTGCCAAACTACTAAAGGGGACCGCAGAATGACTCTGAGCAAAAAACTCGGCAAAACAATCCAACAGGTAAGCGATGACTTACCTATTCGCAAAATTACCGTCGACCTTGGCGAAGTAAGGTTCGACTTGCGCGTGCGCGTCCCTCTCAAAAAAGAGATGGAAGAAATAAACGCTCGGGTTTTGTCGCCCACGCCAGAAAAGGTCGAGGCAATTTATGAGCGGCTTTCTGCCCCAATGCGAAAGACATTGGAAGAAGGCGGCGAAGAGTTTGTTGAAATGCTCAACAAAAAAGCCCAAAGAGTGGTGACCACCGACAACGATTTAATTATTGACGGGACATCATTGCGACAGGTTGCTCAATTGCAAGCCATGGAAGAAGCCAAGGTAGAGGAATATTTTCACCTTCTTGTGTCTGAGACTAACGAAGTCATCAATGAGACCTTCGACCAAATTACAGGCGAGTTCCCTGAGTTCGTAGTTAAAGAAATCGTTTCCAGTATTCATGGGGCTATCAACCCCGATTACAAAACGGCAAAAAAAAACTAAGGAAAAGTCTGCGCCGGCAAGTCACTGCCGCAATGATTTTTAACGGTCACACGGAGAAGTCAGTAAGTGAAATAAACGAAGAAATATTTACGGAGATTCAAGTTATGTATGCAGACGGGATGCTAGGCAATCGTGGGATTTATGACTCACTAGCACCCATTACTGCTGGGGTGTTCAACTACATTCGTCCCGAAGGCGCACCATCTTACAAACCAGAGAGTTTATTTCCGTGGATAAATGACTATTGGAAGAACCCTGATTTAGAGCCGACTGCTCAAGAGCAAGCAAGCAATGCTCTAATGGCTTACATGGCCCAGGCCAAAGGCTTTTCTAAAGAGAGGTTTGACCGATGACTGTCTCTTTCAAAATGGAAGGCTTTGAGGAACTCATCAAGCAGATGGATGGCTTGAGTGAGGAGATTGGCAAGGCAAAAACGGATGCCATTTGGCGCAAGGCTATGGGCTACGCCATGGAACCTGTCTTGCAAGATGCAAAGTCATTTGCCCCAAAAGAAACGGGTGAGATGGCAAACCGCATCTACATGAAAGTACATCGCCCCATGGCTCGGGATAAGCAGGGCAAGCGTTACGCTGGTGAGGCTTACATGGCACGGGTGACTGCAAGCCCAATCCGGTCAGAGTCGGTTCTGAATTACACCGTCAACAAAAAAGGCAAACTGCGAGCAACTTGGGCCAACAAATCGCCGGCCCCGGTATCGCAAGAGTTTGGAAATGCTAATCACGGTGCCAACCCTTTCTTGCGCCCTGCTTTAGAGGTTAATATTCAACGAGTGGAATCTCGGCTCGGCTGGTCTGTATGGCAGGCCATTCAAAACATTGCCGAGAAAAGGAAAGGATAAGGCATGGCTGTTATTGGTTCACTAACCGTCAAACTTGGACTCGTAACAGTCGAGTGGGATAAGGCCACCGCCCAGGCTAAGAAGCAAGCCAAAGACCTCCAGGCGGCGATGAAAGATTTGGGGGTTGACCTTTCCAATTTGCAGAATCTTTTTCGCAATCTTGGTGGGGCTGCGGGGCTTAGCCTCGCCGGGTTGGGGGCTATGTCAAATGCCATTATGGACATGGCTGGGCAAGTCAATGACTTGTCTGCAAGTTACGACATTAGCGTTGGAAAGATTCTGCAATTCCAAAAGGCCATCGTTATGGCAGGCGGCAAAGCAGAAGATGCCAACACGATTCTTGGAACCCTATTCACCAAGATTTCGTCAGCTCAAGAAGGCAACGATGCGGCTA